CAATCTCTAAACCCTCTGGCTTGAGTTCAGGATTTTCTTCTAAAAACTCTCTCATGTTCGCCTGATTGATACGTTTGTCTAGTAACTGAGGTGCGTTCTCTTCCACAATAAGTTTGTGTATTGCATCCCATTCACTTACCCAATACTTCCTCTTAGTCGAACGAAAGAATAAGCCTTCAGAAGTTCTCACGCTTTCTACATTATGATCTTCGCAATGTTCTAGCATTGCCTGTTTTACACGATCCATATCTCTAATAAGTTCTCCGTCTTGTTCTTTGAACTTAGCAGATAACATAGATCGCTCTGCTCTTATACGTAGATACGCTTTTGCCAGTTTGTCAGGGGTAACTTTAGCACCCATATCTCTCTCCTCTTATTATTATATGATTACATATAATGAAGTAATATACGTTAGTCAAGTACTTCTTTGTAAAGTTCTACAAATTTTGTGTGAACGTTTATTCTTTTGTCTAATAGTCTATAAACGTGTCGTTCTGCGTCAGACCCTTGCAGTTGTACGACAGTACATTTATGTTTCTGTCCTGATCTATGCACACGTGCGTTCGCTTGGTCGTATGTTTCTAACGAGCTTGTAGGTCCCCACCACACAACTGTGTTAGCCCGTGTTAACGTAACACCATGTGCTGCCGCTTGTGGCTGTATCACCAATACTTGTGGGTCAACGTTCTCTTGGAACTGTTTAAATATGTTAGTCCTCCTGTGAGCAGGAACATCTCCACGTATAACTTCTGTTGTTATATTTTCTGAACGTAGTTTATCTGTTAATATATCTATAGCGTGAGTAAACGGTACAAATACAAGAACCTTTTGACTTGATTCGTCAATCACCTCTCGTAACACTTTATATCTATTATTTATATCAAACTCTAGCACCCCACCATCGTCTGTGTAGATAGCCCCTGCTGAGATTTGTAATAACTTGTTAAGAGTAACAGCCGCATTTATGGCGGTTATTTGTTCACCTGTAATGTCTAACACAAGTTTTGTCTTTAGTTCTTTGTAGTATTTCTTTTGCTGTGCTGTAAGCTCCACCTGCCTTTTTACATATATCATAGGAGGAAGGTCTAAGCACTCGTCCTTCGTAAAACGTATAGCAGGTTGTAAAGCTCTAAATACTGTATCCGTGGCAGTGGGGCGTATTTTCCATGTAAACTGTGATACCTTAAACATCACCATATCTTTGAAAGCACCGAAAAATCTAGGTACTCGGTTCGGGCTTACAAGTTTTGCTAACCCATATGCGTCCGTAGGGTTCTGCGCAGCGGGTGTACCTGTCATCATCCACAGCCACGTGTTATCATGTACTAACTGACGTAGTAATTTCCAGCGCCTCGTCTGAACATTCTTATAGTGTGTGGCTTCGTCTACTATTATAAGGTCAAATCCACCTTTCTTCAGTTCGTCTAATACAATACCAATACCATCGTAGTTTATCACTACATAATCTGAGCCTTCTCGTATTATCTTTTTACGTTTATCTGCTGACCCATGTGCCACCGATACTGTTCTATGTGTAGCAAATGTAAACAAGTCACCACGCCATGCGCTATCCATGATCGACAGCGGGCATACAACAAGCACACGGTTCACAACACCCTGTTTCATTAAAAAATCTGATGCCCATATAGCACTTGCTGTCTTACCTGTACCTTGTTCGTTGAAACAAAATCCTTTTTGGTGTATAGTAAGGAATGATGAAGTCGCTACTTGGTGTTCAAACGGTTTATATTTTCCTGTCCATTTGTATTTTGCTTCTATGGGGGACGGTGATTTTATACCTAGCTGATTCAGGCTCTGTGCTTCTGAAATTCCCCAATTAACTATTACTTCATTGTCGCTAACCTTACGGCTCTTAGGTATAGCGTCAATAACTTTACTGGGGTCACGTAAGCGTAAGCGTAACGCCTTGTTGTCTACTATTTGCATTTCTCTCTCTCATTTTATTTTTTATTTTTTATTTTTTCTTGGGTCGTCCGCGCTTTGGCTTTTCTACTTTTTCTTCTTTCTTTTTAAATAAACTCATAAACTTATTAAAAACAGCTTTGGGTATCTTCCATATAGGGTTATCTAATAAAGATATCATTTCTTGCTCCTTTTCTTCTGTCCGTTTCTCGCTCTATTTTTTGACGGGCTTTCTAACTTAGTACCATCTTTATTAGAACCTCCTTTACTTAACATCTTATTGTGAGATACATCTTTACCTTTACGGTTTATACCCTTCTTGTCATAAGCTCTTCTAGCACGTTGACGTTCCATCCTGTCGGGGTGTTCACCTCTTGCTTTCTGTTGTTTATATTCTTTCTTATATGGTCTAGGCGATTTTGTATATGGCATCAGTTACTCCCATTATATACACATTCAATCACTGCGCAGTGTCGTTTACATAATCCACTAGGACGTGCGTTCCACGTATCATTATCATACGCAATCTGCATGCGATCAAAACTGGCTAACCATTTATCCCATAGTGAGGGTACATCTTCAAATGTATATTTAGCTTTTATAAACTTTTTAGCTATAACAAACATCAAACCTGCGTATACTTTAGTTACTTCAGGGAAGTATTTAAATGTTGCCATTGCCATTAACTCCAGTTGACCCTTGTCCGCGTACTCCGCATTTCGTCCAGTTTTGTAGTCTACCACCCAAGCTTTTGTTCCGTCAACTATTACTAGATCGGCTATACCTCTCCACCAAACATCTTTGTCTTGAAACCCACACGGCTCTAGGTCGGCTGTAAGCCCCATACGCATCTCTGTAAACTTCTTACCCTGTCTACGTTTAAGTGCTTCCAGGGGACCTTTAAGGAAAGCAAACTTTTCTGGTATTGGTGTGTCATCGCTTATAAAGTCTTCTGCCACACCATGCACTTCTGTTCCGTAACGCATAGCTTCAGTGTATTGTTCCTTATAATCTTTTGCTATCTTCATATGATAGAACTGCTTGGGGCATTGTTCGAATGCCTTGATTCTACTATATGACCACGGTGCTACACTCAACCACATTCTCCATAAGATTTGCCTGTTCCCGATTCACAATCTATCGGTAGACCTTCTGCCCATTCTGGTGGTTGTCGCATACATTCTTCGATGTATTGTTGTGCTTCTTCCACCTCTTCGTCTTTGACACAACACGCTATACTATCATGCACTGTCAAAACAACTCTATACCTCTTCGCTATTTGTAGCATTTGTTCACCAATAATGCAACGTGCTATGGCTTGGCATACATTCTCTATCACCTTACCACCATATATTCTTACGCGACCTCGCCTTGTCTTATAATCAAAGTCGTACTTATTATCATCAACGGTAAACTGTAAATCATCATAACGTAGATACAGACCAGAGGGTAAAAGTATCTTACCATCTTCTACATACAAAACACCTTCCTTACCGAATGTGTTGCCGTCTTTCAGGAAGAGTTGAGCATCACGCCATAAGTTCTTAATCTCTGTGTTAGAATCACGATACACCTTTATAACACGTCGCGCTTCATTAATGTCCATATCAAACCCAAATGTCTTAAGTTGATCTTGAAACTTCTGCGCTCCCATACCATACCCTGCGCCTAATATTGTAGTCTTACCAACAAATCTTTGGTCTTTTACAATTTCGCCCTCCGCTACACCATATATCTTAGATGCCATCTTCTTGTATACATCTTCTCCATTGGTAAATGCTTGGGTCAAATCATCTTGTTCTGCCAACCACGCCAACACTCTTGCTTCAATTTGGGCTGAGTCAGCATCTATTATAGAGTAACCTTCTGGTGCAATTATGCCACGCTTTAGCATATTTG